CATCATTTTTCCCAAGTTGGGCCTGGAATGATATTAAATCAGATGGGTAATTTAAATAATTTTGATCCTTCAGCCCTTGATAAAGTAAGGCAGAATAGTTCATTTAATAATAGATTGAATGAGGAACATATAAATGCTACAAGAGATGCTCAAGATTTAGAAATGTTAAGAAAAAGACAAAATGAATTTGATAATATGTCACATAGATCAGAAAGGTCTATATTTTTACAACAGGAGATAGAAAGGAAAAAAAGAGAAATTGATGATTATGAGAGAGAATTACAACTTAGATCAGATACAAAATCAATGTATAGTGGACAACAACCAACAATGAAAAGGCCAACATTTAATAGAGAAACTCGTCAAGCAAATAATATAAATATGTCTGATGCTATCAGACAGCAAAATATTATGCAACAGCAAAAAAATATGCAACAAAGAGAATTTAATAGAGTAAATATTAATTTAAATCCAGAATTAGATAAATTAATAGAAAGTAAAGTAAGTAAGGATACATATAGTTTAAGTGATAATTCAACACAAAATGTTGATATAATTGACATATTTGATAACAAAAGTACTAAAAGTGGTAGAAGTGGCAAAAAAAGAAAAAGACGGATTAAAGTAAGTACAGATTTTTAAACATTTTGTGCAGGTGAACTGACTCCATTAAAAGGACTAAATGGTTGGGAATCGGTAAAATTACTCATATCGCTATAAAATTCAGGAGTTAATGTAGTAAGATATTCTTCCTTATACATTTCAGAATCTTTATTTGAAACAGATATTCTTGATTTATCAATATCTGCTTCTATTAATATATTATCACTACTGGCACTATCATTATTGCCATTATTTTCACATTTTTCACATTTGTCTGATAATGATGAAGTTGGGGTTAATACTAATTGGGTTTTAGATAATTCATTTGCAGATATATCTTGCTCATCAGATATAGTAATAGTATCTGTAATGACAGGGGATTGTTGTGGTATAATATTTTTAACATTTTGAACTTGTTGATCAGTTGATATATTATTTGGGCTGTATTGCACCATATTTGGGTTAGAATCCCAAACACTATTTGGATAGGCACTCCAGTCTAAATCTGTACTTGTATTCACATTTGTATTCGCATTTGCCTGTAAAACAGCCGTAACATTTTTAACTTGTTGATCAGTAGTAATAGTGTTAGTATCGAAAATATCATTTGTCATAGTATCTTGATCATTATTTTGATCAACATAATTAGCTAATTGGCGGATATTATTATCCACTACAACTGTATCAATTTCATTATCATATATTTTTGTTGGAATTCCTGATTTATCTACTTCATCAACAATAACTGCATTATCTGGTATAGCACCTCCTTTAATATATGGATATAACTCATCTGTTATCATTTTTTCAATATGACTATATGAAAATCTATCTTTTCCTCCACCTGTTAAACTATTAATAAAACTAATACTGTCATGTTTTTCCTTGGCAACATTACTACATTTTACAGCTTCATCAGAACATATTTTACAACTATCAGTATGAATAGATCCCTTTGTAGCACAAACATTACATATTTCAGATATATTATTACAGTTGTCTTGTATAGGTGTATCATCTGTAACATATTGTGCTTGAACTATATCATCTGACTGTATAGTATCAACTTGTTGTGGTTGTTGGACTACTTCTACTGGTTGTTGGACTACTAGTTGTTGATCTACTACTGGTTGTTGGACTACTTGTTGTGGTTGTTGGACTACTACTTGTTGTGGTTGTTGGACTACTTCTACTGGTTGTTGGACTACTTGTTGTGGTTGTTGGACTACTTCTACTGGTTGTTGGACTACTTCTACTGGTTGTTGGACTACTTGTGGTTGTTGGACTTGTTGTGGTTGTTGGACTTGTTGTGGTTGTTGGATAATAATAGGTTGTTGTTGTTGTGGTGATCCAATTACAACAGGATATTGATAACTTGGGGATAATCGTCTATCAATAATACTTGCGCCAGTACCTATTCCAAGATTTGTGAATTTTTGCAAATCTCCAACTGTGTTTGGATTGTATCCTTTTTGAACAGCTACTTTTGCTGCTATATCAGTTCCCAATCTAGCAGAATCAGATCCAATACTAATAATTCCTCTTCTGATATTATCATCTTCAATAATATTTTTAGCTTCTTTTCTGACAGAGGTTACACCAGATTGTACTGCAGAAGATGCTTTGTTTTTGATAGAACTACCGATAGTTCCAAGTTGTGATTTGGCATCTAATCTCCTTATTCCTCCTTTAAAGCTGATATAATCATTATATAATTTATTAATTTTGCTGTATGTGTCATTTCCATAATATTCATATATATTTGCTAATGATTTATTATTATCAGTGATATAACCATTTGCAATATTATTTATATCTGATAAAACAGATTCTATCCCATTAATTTTTATATTTTCAAGTACATATTTAAGGTCTGATTTGTGCAATTTGTTATTCATATAACCTATATATATACAGTATATTTAAAGAGTTATATGAACATATTAAATAATAATATGCCACCGAAAAAAAGTGTTATAGATAATGTGAAAAGTAAAAAAAGAGGTAGACCAAAGAAGAATAGTACAATAAAAAGCAAAACTAGTCCTATAGAAAAAGTTCCAGTATTTAATACATGTGAAAATAAGAACAATGAGATAGTATTATGTTTACCTTTAAATATAAGTGATTATAATAAATGTGATAATAAGGATGATTATAATGATATATTTACACAAGAGAATACAAATACATCAACATGTGATGATCAATTTACAATAACAGATATGGTTTATAGTGATTCATCAAATGAATCACTAGATTCAAAAAAATATAGTAAAAATGCGATTGAGAAAATAAAAGAATTAGAAAAAGAATGTAATACATTAAAAGAAAAAATAAAATACTATGAAGATACATATAATATAGGATTAAAAGACGATAACATACACAAAATAAAATTAAAAATATATGATATTATAGATAATAAAAAAATAAATATAAAAAGTACAAAAACATCATGTTGGTGGTGTACATATAAATTTTCTACAGAACCTTATTATTTACCAGAAAAAGTGGTTGGAGATACTTTTTATGTATTGGGTAATTTTTGTATGCCAGAATGTGCTGCAGCATATAATGAATATGATTTAGATGATTATAAAAAGGAGGATAGATTTTGTTTATTGAATAAGATGTATCCAAAAAAGAAAGGTAAGTGTATATCTTTAGCTCCAAGAAGAGAATTTTTAGTGGATTATGGTGGGCCAATGGATATAATAAAATACAGACAAATATCACGGAACAGTAGTAAGAGTTATAGATTAATTTTACCGCCAATGAAACCTCTGGTTCCTATAGTTGAAGAAAGGGATAATAATAGAAAGAAATTGCATTATATATCAAAAGATGCCCTTGTATTAAAGAGATCAAAACCATTATATAAAACAAATAATCATTTTTTTGGATCCATACATAAATAATTAAGAACTATTGTCTGATTTTTCTTTAAAATATCCTTGTAATAAGGCATCACACAGATCATCCTTTTTCTTATAAGACATAAGATGATCAATCTGTTTTTTATTATCTTTTAATAATAATTTGGTATATATTATTCCTAATTCTTTTGTAATATCATAATTTTTATTAGAAATCTTATAAATCTTATCTGATTTTTTTTGTTGGTAAATTATATTTTTTAGAATATCTTCCTTACTCTCTTCTTTGTATACTGAATTATTTTTTTCTATAATTTTTTTAATAATCTTGTATATCTTATGATCTTTGTCAATAAGATTAAACAGATCATCTTGTAATTCTTTATCAACTTTTAATTTATTTGATGGGGATATGAATCTAACTGTATCTATATTTTTTAGTACAAAATATCCAAAAAGTAGGGAAGATATTGTTTTCATAGTTGGATTGGTATGTGTCGGTTGATTTTCTATATATACAACATCAATATTACCAAGTTCATGAGTATTGTTTAATGATCGGTATAGATTCTTTGCGAGTATTTGCATATCTGCAGATGTACATTTTTCTGTTTTAATAGGCTTTATTTGTGCATCTTTTATTAAATGTTTTTTTGTAATTTTCATATGTGATGTACAATAATATTTATTATTATCTGTAAATTTAGCATTTGATGTACAACAAATCTTTTTTTTAGGTAATATATAGTTGCATTTAGTACTTTTGTTTGCAGGTTTGAAATAAGTTTCAATATCATAACTGAATGGTTTATATAATTTTTTGTGAGTCCCACAATAATTTAGAACAATATTTTCTGAGTTAGTGCCTACATATTTTGCTTTGTTAGTACATAGTGAACCTGATCTCTTTTTTGCACAGCAATTTACTGATTTATTTTGTGCAAAATTTATTATATCCCATTTTATTATATTAATATTGCCATTATCATATTGAAATATACAATATGCTAAATTTTTAATACCTACATCCCATGAACACACAGTTCTTACCATTTATATATCCTATAGAATATATAAATTAGTTTATAAACTTACTTTTTTTCTTTATAATTAATATTGCTTGAAACAGATTTCGGAGTATATTGACATTCAGATGTAGAATATCTATATGATGGTATATCAGTAGATACACTATAATAATTATATGGTGCATTATATGAAGTTGTATAATCGGAAATATTATTATATGTGCTAGTTGGCGACATATTATTTACATTATTTTGTAAATATCCACCTTTAAGAAATGTATTGTATTGTTTATTAAATTGTTTATTAAAATATTTATTATGATTATAATTATAATTACCGTAGTTATAATCAGATTCTGTATTTTTTTCAGAAAATTCAGGAAGATATTCTGAATTTAGTAAAATATTATGTATGTCAGCTAATTTTTTGCTAAAACTGATACCATATGAAGTATCAGTAAATAACATATCATCAATATTAATATCATTTATATCATGTGCATTATTTACATCTAAATTATAATCTTCTGTGTTATTAGTATTTTCCATCGCTGATACCTCCGTTAGGTAACTTTTTTGTAAAAAGATATTATTATTATTAGAATATGAGTCCATATATGTTATGCTATAAAAGGTATAAATAAAAAAATTTGATATAAAGATAGTATATTAGGGTTATATAATAATATATAGTATATATTATGAGTCATATAAAAACAAGTTCCCATAAAGCAATATCCAAAGCTAAAGGAACAGATACATATGACTCGATAATGACTATAAATTTACCCAAAGGACTTAAAATATCAACAATAACTATTACTGGAAAATTCAAAACTGACTTTAACATATTAAACATAGGGAAATATATAGATTTAAATTATGATAGGATAAGAAGTAAGAAATATAATAATATAGTTTACAGTATAGATAAAAATGGGAATATAACAAAAGATCTTGGCAAAAATAAAAAAACAAAATCAAATAAAAATTTTTATAATCAAACAACAGTAGGGATAATATCAAAAATAAAAGCAAAAAAAACTATGATAAAATTGTTTAAGAATGGATCAATACAAATAACTGGTTGCAAAGGATACGATCATTTTCTTGATATAATGAAAATTCTTATTGAAGAATTACACAAGAAAAAGGCAGTTTTAGTAGGTGGAAAAATAATCAAAAAAGAATTTATGAATAAATCAAATAATGTAAACATGGATAAATTTTATGATTTTAACGTGAGTCTTATTAATAGTAACTTTAAAATAGGATATGATATAGATAGGGAAAAATTATATAATATACTTTTAAAACAAGGAGTTGAATGTAGATATGATCCTATACTTCATGCAGGCGTTAATATAAAATACTATTATACGGATAAAAATAAAAAAAAATACAAGATATCAATTTTTGTTTTTAAGAGTGGATCAGTAATAATAACTGGGGCAAGATGTATTAATCATATACCAAAAGCACAAGAATATATATGTAGGATATTATATGACAATTATTCTGAGCTTGTTCTTATTAATTTTGATAAATTTATAAAAT